AAACAGGCACACTATAAATACTTTATAATACGTAGTCATTTATACTTGCTTTACACCTATGAACATTTACACCGATGAAGACTCAACCACCGAAGGCGGTTTATAATCTTCAAGGATGTAAAATTATTCAGTAATATTTTAGAACTTCTTGTTTACGAAAATAAAAATATTATTATATAATATACTACGTATGTCGTCAGCAACTGAAATAGTAAGCCAAGCACCACGTTTGGGAGCAGTAACTGGTGCTATTTTTATTATGCCAACAAGTAAAATGAGTGAATTTACACGATTCTCTAAAGATGGACCTATCCAATCCATAACTATCACAGATAAAGATAACGCGAAGAAAAAGATACAACTTGGTGATAAGGTTTCTTACCAACGTATTGATGACACTGGTTCAAGTACGTCTGTTCAAAGTGGAATAATTACAGAATTTAAAATAGAGAATAAAATTCTAAAAGAAATAATTGTGAGTAGTAACTCAATGCAGAAATCAATACTGTTTGGCGAAGGTAGTAATAAAAAAATGATAGTGTTACCACCCCCTCGTCCAGTAGGCGGAGGTTCTAGTATGTCAATGTTAAATATGATGAATTTATCAATAAAAGGTAGAAAGTATAAACAAACCCGCCACATGAAACGCAAACAATTAAAGCGAAAAAACAAAAGTAAAAAGAATCGGTAAGGTTTCAAGTATGTTGATAATACACCTTTGTAAATGAAAACTGATTTTTTGAAGAAATAATTATGTTCCCATGAAAAAACATGAAAACATAGCACGAAACACCAATAATAGGAAGCCATGTCCACCTCGCTCGAAATCACCAAAGAAAATCAGAATACACTAGTGTCAACAACCATCGTATTTTTCTTGTTCCCAGCCGCATTTCTCTTCTACAAAAACCACTATTTCCATTGCGCATGCAATACCCTATCCGGAATAGCTTCCATCCTCTATTGGACTCATCCGACAAACCCTAGGTTTCACACAGCCGATGTGTATATCTCGCGCATCAGTACAACATTGTATGCATCAACAACTCTTGCAATAGCATATCAATTATCGATCGAACATGTGATTTCGACGTGTCTTGTAACAACAATGGTTGTTTATTTCTATCTAAAATCACGGCATGCATATCATGCCCGGGATTCCAGTTGGGTGATCTATCATTCCATCTTTCATGGAGTGTGTTGTTTAGGTGTACTCTTTTGCTACGTTTCCAAAGAAACCTTGGAAACAGTCAAATTACCTTTGTCGCCGCATTGATTTATTTGCCGGTTTTTCGCGTTTTGTTTTGCGACGACGGCCTTGGCGTTTCCCGCCACGCACGTCTTCCTGTCCAGGACCGCGTCCTTCCTGTCCGAATCCCAAACCAGCAAAAGGTCGTGAAAAAGAAGAAACATCAGATGGAGGTCTATCAAATGGCAAAGTTTGTGACTCATCCTTACCCTCACCTCCTTTCTCTCCCGACTCGTCGTCATCATCGTCACCACTATCGGCCAATGTTACATAGGCTAGGATAAACGTCGTCACACCAACCATACTATATGCAACAAAGGGAATACCATCGTATCCACTATAGACAATGTGATCATAAAGAGGATAATTCGCGGCGCGCTGGAAATAATCTTGGGATTTGGACACCCATCCAGCAATATTGTCTTGGATCGTCATATCCAGCTAAATCTACCGACTACTACACTATGTCAAGATATACTTGCGAGATTGCCAAACAATCCTACGTAGGGTCTCTAATCTAGCAAATTGGTCACGGTCGCAACAGCACTATTCTTGTTGCCCAATTGCTCCGTCAACAATTCAATCAAATGATTCTTATTTTCCAAGGTCCGCGTCAAATTGGCAATGACAATCTTTTGCGAATGAATCGTATCGGCCTGCTTGATTGTTTCGGAATAATAGTTCATTTTGCTCACATTCAACTGTTCGAGCCACTTTTGGTGACACTTGCTCTTTGTATGCGCTACAAATACAGGTCCAGCTTCATACACTTTATCCTTTCGTGAACCGCAAGGGCAGCGGATGCCGCGTGGATATCGCGTCTTGGATACGACGGCATCTATATAATTCCCTTCACGGTCCATACCGGGGACATAGGCATCGGGGTCGACCACAAGCTCCATGTTTCTATAGGTACCTTCTTTCTTTTGTGTTGTTATGCACTTGACAAGACAAAATAATTTCAATTTTTCATTGCGTAGATAAGTCGTTGAACCTAGTTTATTTCTATAATCGATACTTCTTTGGAATGATAATTATATTTTTTCACAGCATTATATTTTTTTAATGGAAGAAAGTCACAGCTTAAATGTCGAAAACCTCCGTTTGAAATATCACTATTATCACAAGTTTGATTACAACAATTACATATCAATATATATTTAAACTTTTTATTTTCAATTACATAGTCAAGAAAACTATAAATATTTTCTAAAGACCAATGTTGTATAACATCCTTCAAAATACACAAGTCTCCATCTACAATATTCTCTTTCTTAAAACAAAAATCTAAATGTATAAATGAAAATTTTGAAATAGGCTGAGTACTTGCATGATAATCGACTACTTTTTTATATCCATCATATCCCGTATATTGTACTTCTAAATCATCATAAATCAAATTTCCACAGATAAAATCTCCACATCCAAGATCAATAACAGTTTTGATATTATTATCTGTGATAAATGTTTTTAAAAATGGAACGTAAGTATCGATATTATAAGATATACTGCTTCCTTGTCCACTACTACCTTTATATTCGCGACTCATGTTATTCCCCCATAGAGAATTTTCATATACATTTGTAAAAGTTTCTTCCATCCTCCTATGTAAATATACAATGAATTTATATAATATATTTACAATAAATACGCAACAAATTGAAGCGAGTGAGTTTTGTATAAAGCCGATTTTGTCCAAAGGACTAGCCTGCTATGCAGGCTTAGCATAAGGCTTACCTGCGTAGCAGGTTGCCGAATTAAGGCTAATCGGCTTATAAAGCCGATTTTGCATGGCCAATGACAGCACACGCAATCCGCTTCCCCGCATTGCCTGTTTTCAGACTTGCCTCGTCACCGCCCTCGCCTAAATCGTCTTCATCTGCATGAATAATCAACCCGCGTCCAAGAATGTTGGTTTTGGTGCCATGCAACGAGATCATTTTATCCACCATCTGCATCTTGCATGCACCCTGGCCATCCGTCACCAAATTTCCTAAATCGCCGACGTGTCTCGCATTCGCAGGCGAATCGGGTCCGCCGTGCGATTTTCCATACGGATTAAAATGTGCGCACATGCTCTCGCAATGGTCCGACATGTCGCCGTATTCGTGAATGTGAAATCCATGTTTGGCGTTTTTCTTGAGACCCACCAGGTCGACATCAATGGTCACTGTACCAGCTGCGCGATCTTCCGTAAAATAGATCAGGCCCCGGATTTTCTTCCCGTCAAACACAGCAATTGCGCGATTCATATAGAGTGTATATCTTGGGTAAACACGGTTTATATCGATTTGCCTATATAGTTTTTCTGTAAAATTGAAATACTTTTTTGCTACAGATGTATAGCAGTCTCTCTGAGAAAATAAGATAAGCAACCAACCAGTAAGTAGTAAGCAATAGTAGTAGCAATAGTATATAGTAACCATGATGGCCTCACCAGCTAGCCGCAAGATATCCGCCAGCCGCGACTATGTTCTACAGACATACAAAGCAGCCCAGGCCGAAAATTATATGCGATTCCTAGCAGAGGATGTCAAGGCAACGTCGGAATACATTTATCCAAACCAAATGGAAGATGCCGCATTTATTGTCGATGCGTTTTACCGAATGAAGCGACGCGTGGTGAGCATCCAAAAAAAGACCAAGGTCGGCGCAGATGGTCTCATGATCGAAATCGCCAAGCTTATGACGACGCATACTGACGATGACTTTGTCGTGAACTCTGCCAATGTCCGCATCATCACCGGCATGAGCAATGCCGGATGGGAAAAGGATATGATTGAAAAAGCGCCAAGCTGTTTCAAAGACAAGATCTTCCACCACGGCAAATTGAAGCGCGCTGACCTCACGAATCTGAGCAATAGCCTCATCATCATCGACGAGATTGATACCGGCGACAAGGAGTTCCAGGTCCTTCACAATACTCTGAAGGAGGCCGGTATTTTGGACGTAAAGTACATGGAGACAAACAACATCCGATTTGTCTTTATCAGTGCCACGTTTATTCGTGAACTGTATGATCTTTATCGATGGGGCGATCTGCACGAACTCTATAAAATGACCATCCCCGACTCGTACATTGGCCACAAGGACTTTGCAGAGAGGGGCATCATTCAAGAGTTTTACTCTCTCGCCACCGCAGAAGCAGCAGAACAATGGATTCAGGAGGATATTTTGGATTATTATGGAACCGCAGATTTCCGCGTCCACATTGTTCGCGTCACCACAAAGACGGTAGATACGGTTCAGAATGCGTGCATTCGCAAAGGCGTCGCATTCCGGAACCATACATCGACGGACCGACTCACCCCTGAAGAAATCCGCGAGTTCTTCCAAGAACCCATCACAAATCACATTGTTCTCGGTGTCAAGAATTTCTTCCGCCGCGCGAACCTGATTCCCAATGTTTGGAAGCTGCGCATCGGCGCGACCCATGAACTCTACACAACCGTCGTCGACAACAATGTTCAGATCCAGGGCTTGCCTGGACGCATGACCGGGTATTGGCGTAGCGATATTGAGAGGGGGCACAAGACCGGTCCTCACCGAACGTCGCTCCGTGCAATTGAGGAATACGAGAAGACGTATGAAGATCCGTTTAGCCCGACTTCCTCGTATCAGACCAATGGATTCAGAATGAAAAAGGGCAAGGTGGCTGCGAATCCGAGCATGCTCTCCACAAAGAACATTGCAAACCTCGTCGCAGTCGATTTGCCGGCCAGTATCGGTGCTGGTTCTGACACAGACATAAGTGCTGGTACATTTTGCAAGCATGTTCCTGTTATAGTTCCATTGACAGAACAGGAGTGTTCTCTAATACTCGATCGGTATACTAAGATATCCAAGATTGATGCTTTTAAGAACCATATCAAAGACCTGCCTGCTTACGCCGACTTGTACACATTTATTTGTAGAGAGGACGTGCAAAATCTTCAAGTGACTGCTCCTGGACGACATGCCGCCAAAGGAAGCGCGATTACGAGTTCTGTCAAAAAACATATAATTGATTTAGTAAACGCAAGCGAAAAAGAAACTCCATTTATCGTGGATTTGAAAAAAGAAGATAGAGAAAAGCCAAACTGGCAAATGTTTATTGACAATGGTAATACAACTGGTATAACAAGAGCGTGCATTACTATATGGGATCGCAAATAAACAGATATTATGTGTAATCTAATAAACCATAACCCATAACCCTAATAACTAACTAAACCCATCGTTAGAAATCCCATTCTCCATCTTGAATCAGTCCTCCTGCTCGTATATTCATGCGCCGCATACTATTAGCATTACCATCGTCAAATCTACCATACCCATCGTATCCATACACCCTTATTTTTTCTAGTTTATCGCGATCACCGACGCCAGTATCCAATAAAAGGCGCAAAAGTTGGCCCTTGTTATGAATATCGTAGAGACGCATCGATCCATTGTGTAATGTAGACGGATCCACAAACATAGGAAACCGCATGTCAAACCCACCGATGCGTTGATTAATCAGCGCTCGATGTTCTTCGATCGCATCATCAATGACAGTATCGATGATGGCAGTTACATCGCCCCCGACCACGTTTCGAATCACGAGCAGATTATTACGTTGTCGCTGGTCGTGTCTTAGACGATGGTGCAACGACCCCACCAACATTGCGATGAATGATATTAGATAATTCATGGTTTGTGTCTAGCAATAAAAAATGTACACATGTATAATAATCGCTTCAATTTTATGCTTTTTGTTTGGTATGATCTATCTAATCTAATATAATCTAATCATCTACGCTTCTGCAGCCAATGTCGCCTCCATAGCACGCATCCTCTCGTACCATGCCGACTTGGCCTCAGGAGAGACCGATGCGCCCCAATGACGCTCGTACTGCTCGGGGTAATCGTAAAACAACTGGTTGGGCTCCTGGCTCAACTTGCCATCGCGTCCCTCGCCCGTTGCCATGATGACTTTGTAAAAGAGATCTTGCTCGCGACGCCCAACCCTGTAATTTTGGTAAACACCCGTCACTGCATTGCGAATCGTGACGCCAGGTGTGAATGGAGTCACATAAAAGCCAACATCGACAACGGCATTATAGGAAGCCGGATCCTTGCGCTTGACCACGTAATATCCCTTGTCCGCCATCTTTTCCTTGGTCATGACAGCGGATCGCATCTTCGCACTGGGACCTGGACCACCTGCACGTGTCGAGCCATTTGCGACTGATCCAGCTGGCGAATCATAGGGCGAGTCCGGATAATCATTGTAACCATAGGATTCCTCCTCGCCATAAAACTCCTCCATGTATTCGTCCAAGTGAGCCATTGTGTAAAGTTTATATGCTGTTGAGTGACTGTGTACTATATTCTCCACGCGTTATTTCCAAATCAATTTTTTGACAAAATAAATGTCATATGTTTATACCATAGAAAATGACTATTTCATGCAAGAAAAGATATACAAAATAATTCCTAGTAGTACTGTAACCTGGAATGATACAACAAAAATCGATCGGTGGACCCGTGAAAGATTCGATCCGTGTGAAATTCTTTTCCAATCAACCAAACGAAGATGACGGAAAAAAACTCAAACAAGACAAACCATTTCCGCCCTTGCGCCAAGATTCTATCAATAGTCAATCGTATCAATATACACCTTATCCAAAGATTGGACAAATAAAGGATCAAGACGAAAACGACGAAACTGGACCATCCAAAAAACGCGTCTATGATTCCGAACCAGCGGTCTTAATAGGGGATACACCGTATTTCTATTTGAATAACGATATTTTATCCCGCAATTTCGCGCTTTGTGCGGGGTTTGACTACGATTCATTGCCACTCGAACATAAAGAACAACCACCCACCTATAATGTATATCTTTGTATGTATGCGATCAATACAGACTGTTCTCTCCCATTTTTGGAATATTTCTTGGTAAAATCGGGCGGCACGCAATATACCATGCCCCATTTCGAATTCTCATGTACTGATGAGATGAAGGCCCTTGAAGGAAGCGACGAACATCCTATACAAATCCATTTCCAAAACCAATGCTTTGAACATTTCTTGGAAGAAAGCCACATTACTGAAAATATGGATCATTTAGAAGAATATTACAAAGGATTCGTCTCTATTCCTGGCGTCGAAGGATCGCCGATTCCGAACCGCATTCAACCGGGGGATCATGTCATCGTGGCGTTTTTCGATTGTACCAAGAATAAATCGGAAATGGTGGAAAAAATGGACGGAACTACGGCCACATGGGCACTTCTTCACGAGATTGTCTATAAACACAAGGTTCAGGACATTGATATTGAACCAATTGTATATCAATTTTTCTATGAAAAACCGGAAACCTGTTTGATACGTGACGAAGAGGGGTTTCAACTGATGATACCGAGGGTATTATATTTGTGCAAACAAAAGGGCGACGCCGGCTTTGAAAATGTCTATATCGACGAGTCCAAAGATAGTACTCAATCGATTTCCATGCTAGATGACCGTTGCGAACATAGATTGTTTGGGTATTATTACTATTTTTCGGCCAGGCCGATTGATCCTACTTACAAAGATGTAAATAAATTAGTGAGGTATGCCGGATTTCCGGAACACTGTTTGTATATCGTACGAGATGTAGGCAACATTAAAAAGGTCGTGTCTGTGACAAAGGACGATGAGACGGATCCATCCGAAGATCAAGTCTTGGAATCTGTCGAAAAACCATCGAATGAATCGGAATCTTTGTCGGAACGCAAAGTGGGTGGTGAAGAACTTGGTGAAAAACCTGGTCCAAAGGTTGTCCAACCAACAGACAAACCTGTAAACGAAGAATCAAAAGAAGAAGTAACCGAAGAATCCAAAGAAAAAGAAAAAGAAATAGCTGACGAACCAACAAACAAACCTGTAGAAGTAGCCGAAGAATCCAAAGAAGAAGAAAAAGTAGACGAATCAACAAACAAACCTGTAGAAATAGCTGACGAACCAACAAACAAACCTGAATCCAAAGAACCTTTGAACGAACCCGACGTCGATGAGGATGAAACGGGCGAAACTATATCATGGAGCACCTATTTCAAAGAAAATGATATACCGTATTACCTCTTTAAAAAAACAAATCTGTTTACAAAATTAGCATAAGTTTCCAAAGAAAAATCATCACTATACTATAGTATAGAATAGTCATGAATTACATTGTCTTGGGAATAGGAATCATATTGCTTATTGTAGTCGCACAACAACTCTCTCTCTATAAAAATAAAAAGTATACCAACAAGAAGGACAAGACAACGGGTCAAACGGATAAACAAACAGACTTTATGAACATGTGCTTTCTCATATGGATGTTGTTTATGATTGTTGTCATTGTCACCGTCCTATAAAGGAAGATTTTCAAACGCGATTTTCTCATATTTCGTTAAAAGATCGCCAAACATCTCTTTATTCACACGCGCATCATCTTTGAAATTCTCTTCAATTTCATCTTTGAGAGGTGGACGTCCGCGACTTGCTTGAAAGATCTTGATAAAATCATCCAATAGTGCCTTTTGCTGTTTGGCCACCACCATCGCGTCTTTTACTGCCTGCGTAAACTGTTTCTGTTTTTCGGCATGAGCGCGCTTACTTTCGAGAGCCGCCTGTCTCTTCTCTTCTTCTTTTTCCGCGACGGCCTTTTCCCTCGATTCAATATCAGATTCTTTGGATCTTATCCAGCCCTCGCGTTCCACCAACTCGCTCGATCGACCTATACCGGTTCCATCCATAGACAAGGATTTATTCACGTCCAAATACCAGTGATGACGCGTCTCATTGGCAGTGACAATAACATCACATATATCGGGTTTGCGTAAGGCATCGAATCGTTTGCGTTCATCGGAATCCTTTTTCCCCTCAAATTTCGCCTTGAATTGCGCAATAATTGCGTCGGGAATGGCGGGACTCGTCTCCATCAATCGGTCAAATTCTTGGCGATTCAGTTTCAAAAAGTGTCCGGCATCCATGCGCTCGCACGGTGCTTTGGCCAATTCAATGCGAATATTGCGCGCGAATTTATCCCAAGAAATGGAAGAAACGCGATGGGCCTCATTCAATTCGGAGATTTTCAAATATTGCTGAATCGTCGTCAAAATGCCGATGAGAATATTGATGGAACCGATAATCATCGGTGCATAAGGCTGATAATCCACAGGAATGCTCGTTTGTGCAAACGACGCCGTCCCACTCACAGTCGATAATACAATCGCCGGAATGGTGAACCAGGCATGCATATAGGAATATTTCGAATGCGCGCGCGAGTTGAGCCATTTATAGCACTGGGCAACATCGCACCACTCTACAATGATGACCTCGTTTTCAGGAGACCATTCTGCATGTTTTGTATTGGTAGTCACGGTATTGGCAGCATTGCTTTGTGTATCGAGGGCGTCGCCGGGTTCTTCTAAAACTGTACTTTTAGTAATAGTTTTGCGTTTTTGTAAAATGGCCGCTACTTTTTCGTGACTTTTTTCTGCGTCTTCATCCATGATCGATTGGTCGGTCTATTATAAGATTAGATTTTTTAGACTGCAAAAAATTGACTACTTTTCGGATCATCGAAATATTATTTACCAAGACATTACTATGGAACGCGTATATGTAGACGATTTGATATCGGGCTACGACTACTTGATTTATCTTCGGTGGAACCTGGCAGGCGAACGTATAAGCGAAACCATTGTTT